CCGCTAAGGTCACGTCGGTAGGTCAGCTTTCGCTCCTTCCGACTCGTGCGCCCACCATGACCTGTCATGACGAGCACGTAGCCGTTTCCCCCCTGTGCGTTAACACGAGGGGACCCCCAGATAATTCCGCCAGCGGTTCTGGGGTTAAACGGTGTTACGAGTGCTCTCGAGCCACTCGTCTCACCAAGGAAGCGATCCGGAATGGTCTCACAGTGCTTCGGGTTCGGTACGGCTTGCCGTACTCCGAACTTCCCGACTGTGAGCCTTCTCAACTTGGCCGCTTCCACACTTTCCTCTTGGAACAGGGTAAGGTGCGGACCTCTGTTCCCTTCCCCAGGCGCCAGCGCCCGGGGGAAAACGGTCTCTGTCGACTACAGAGGCTAAGGCGTCACGAACGCTGGGAGCTTGCTCTCAGCGTGTCAAGCATTAAACGCAACTTGCCAACGAGTTGCCGTCGCCATACACCGTCAGCACGACCTGCTTGGGAACAGGTCGTGTTCTCTCAACCCCAACCCCAATCCGCTCAGTATCTTGCTTTCTGTAAGAAGATAGCTGCTGAGATCTTCCGTCCCGGCTGGGATAAAGGTTATGCGTATTTCGTCAATACTCATCTCCCTAACCCGTCGGCGCGCGAGGAGAAATTCTCGCGTGCAGACCTGCTTTGGGCAGGCCGGCGTGAAGAGTTTGTTAGCAAGTGCTCGTTGGAGACGGACCTGTCGCCCGATCTCACCGCTCGCTACAAAGAAGTCCCGTCCGCGGGGAAGCTTAGGCCACTGGTCATTTTCGATGAGTCAGTGGAGCTTCTCGGTCCGCTTCACAAATTAATGTACTCCCACTTGAGGCGTACCGACTGGCTTCTTTGCGGTCCCCCGACCGCCAAACGGATTGAATCTGTCTGTACTAACCGGATCCAGACCTCGGTCGATCTGGTCGCGGCAACTGACGGCCTCTACCACTCTGTGGCAGAGGTCATCCTCGACGCTGCTTTCTTCACTTCGGTGAAGATACCCCGTAGCCTTAGGCGGTTAGCTAAGGGCTCGCTTGCTCCTCTCGTGAGAGGGGTTGACGGGGGGCGTCGGCGGGTGACGCACGGACAGATGATGGGTTCCTACCTCTCCTTCCCTCTCCTTTGCCTTCAGTCTTACTGTGCAGCCCGTTGGGCTGCCCGTTTTGACGAAGGAGCTCGGTTTCTCGTGAATGGGGATGACTGCGTCATCTCGGCCTCACGACCGGTGTTGGCTGAAGACTACCCTCACGGGTTCAGGCTCAACGACACTAAGACCATCCGAGCGGTGAACGTTGTCGAGGTCAACTCGACAGTATTCCTTAGGAGAGGGGGCAAGTGGGTCGAGGTGCGACACTTGCGGAGAGGCGGGGCGCCTACTACCTATGAAGGGATGCTGCACATGGCCTCGGCCGTGTCCGCAAGGCCCTGTTGGGTGGACGCATTTGTGCGTTCGCGCATAGGTAGGGCGTGGGGTTTCCTCCCCTCGCAGCTGGGTCACAGAACCTATCCCTCTTTCTTGCGAGAGAAGGGACTACGATTCCGCCGGACTTTTTCGGAGCTGCCAGCTCCACCGGGCTCTTCGGATAGTAGGTTGCGTTGCGTCTCTGGCAGAGAGGCAACTGCCGTTGAAGCGGAGCTCCTACGGGACTTCCTTTGGGAGAACGGTAGAGGGGGGGGTTTGAAGAGAGACGTATGGGAACCCAGTCTAGGTCACATACGTCGGACGTACCAGTATCGGGCCCGCCCGTGCTGGTCTTCTCTATCCTGGTCGGGATGGAGGAGACGGGGTCAAGCTTCCCCCGTCAAGAAGCCGGTATTCTTCCTTCCAGAAGGAGTGTCTACCGAGGAGGAAGAGTGTGGACTTCTGTTGTTGGAGCTGTGGCGTGCCGCAGTTCCGCTGGCACAGAAGTGAAGAGTTGAGCGGAAGCCCAAACGCTTCTGGTCTTTCCTGCAGGCGCCATTGAAGGTGGCTGAGACTTAATCTCATCCTCCGTCGCGAGTACCTACTGAGTATCGACCCTCCTGTGTAAGTCCGGACACCTTCGGGTGCTGAGTTCTGGCCTCAGTGAGCCTTGTTGAGAAATTAGGGAAAGAAGGGGGCTCTGAGGCCTTCTCTAAGGGGCGACGCCTGCGTCGCGGGGCACTTCGGTGCAGGGGGAAAGACAGTGGAGGGTTTAGTGCTGCCTGAGCACGGACCTAGGCC